CAAAATATTTACTAGAAAATTTAGAAAAATATCAACACATGGTTAAAAAATCAGATATTTATTAATAAAAACATATGCCTAGAAAACCAAGTGTAAAACCTAGAAATAAAAAAGTTAGTTTAGATGAAGAATTATTCGACAAACCACCTCTAAAAACCAAAAATGGTTTTGATTTATTATCAAGTTTAAAATTAGATATTAAATTCAAAAATGATAGGCAAAAATCATTATACCAATCAATTAAAGATAATGATGTTACAATTTGTGTGGGGCCAGCTGGAACGGGTAAGAGCTACATAGCAATTGGTGCAGCGTTAAACATTTTTAAAGATGATAAAAAATATAAAAACATTTTATTATTAAAATCAATAGCTCAGTTAGACGGTGAAACTTTGCCAGCACTTCCTGGGGATGCATCAGAAAAAATGAGATACCAAAATGCTTCTTTCTTTGATTCTTTAATTAAATTAGTTGGTGAAAAAATAGCTGGTGATTTAGTCAACAATAACACTATAAAATTTGATGTTATAGGAAGTTTTAGAGGTCGTTCCATTTCAAATTCAATTATAATTTTGGATGAGGTTCAGAATATAAGTCATGATAACCTTAAAACAATTTTAACTAGGATTTCTGATGATACTAAAATCGTTTTACTAGGTGACCCAGACCAAATTGATATTAGGAATAAAAAAGCAAGTTCATTGGCTACTGTGGTTAAAAAGGTGAATGCTAGGCCATCACAGGGTGTTGGTGTAATAGAATTTACTGAAGGTGATATTGTAAGACATAGATTAACCAGTTATTTTATTGACATTTTTAAAGAGGAAGAAAAACCAATCGATAAAACCATAATTAAAGACAACCCAAAAAAAGATAAAAAATTCTCTGGTATTATTAATTTTATAAGAAATTTTTTTATTAAATAAGGTAAAACACTTTACATCTTCATAAACTATGCTAATTTGGTCATATGAAGATAGGAATCACGTTAAATGAAGTTTTAAGGGATTATATTCAACAAGTTGTTTATACGTACAATAAGTACTATATTAAGGATTTAGAAGAAATTGGTGGGATTAAAACCCCAGAAGTTAAAGAGGAAGACATCACGTCTTTTGATTTTGTTAAACATCTAAATTTTGATAATGTAGATAAATTGAATCATTTTTTATTTGTTGAAGCCCCATTAGAAATTTTTGGCCATGCTGACCAAGTTAGTGATGGCATTATGAACCGTTTTAATAGTTTTTTAACTGAAATGGAATTTGAAGGTGAGCACGAGATAGAAATAGTTTCACGAGAAGCAAATAAAGCAATCCCAGCAACTTTTTTCTTTTTGTCAAAAACTGGTGCCAAACCAACTAAAATAAGATTTGTTAAATCATACGAAGAAAAATGGAATGGTGTTGATGTGTTAATTACAGCCAACCCAGAGGTATTAGCAATTAAACCACAAGACAAAATAAGTGTTAAGATTAAATGCCCTTACAATACTGAGGCTAAAGCTGATTACGAACTAGATTCGATATTAGATTTCTTTAAGGATGCTAACTTAAGAAAAATAATCTTAACCAAAACAATAACAACAAATTTTGAAGAAATTAATTAACTATGATTGAATTTGGTGGTGAAAAATATTACATTGATTTTAATGCTGTAGAAAAGGCTATTTTAATACCTAAAAAAGGTGAAAAATTAATTACCAAAGTTACTAAAACAACCTATAATAGTGATGGTCAAATCTCACAAATGGAAGTTGTAGAAAGTGAGTCACCTAACAGTGACGATATCGACACAATTAAATTTGATTTAATCAGAACATGTATAGATGTTTTAATGGATAATACCGAAGAATTAGATTCAGCATTAGGTTCAGAACACGCTCTGGAAAAAACAGACTTAAATTATCAAATAGCATTCAATACGCTATTAAAAAATAAAATACTTAAAATAGAATAAAATGGAAGAAAAGATTAAAAATTTAGAAAACCAAATAAGTCAAGTTAAATCAGTAATCGAAACTTTAGATAAAAAAGAATTTAACTTGTATTTTTTTGTCTTGGATACCAAGGGTAATCCAACTGCTGGTGTTGCGAACATTTACGAACACGTTAAATTATTAAATGAACTTGGGTACCACGCTCATATATTACACGAAAAGAATGACTATAAACTTCGTTCTGATGATGGTACTGGTATCGCTGATTGGTTAGGTGAAGAGTATGCGGCTTTACCACACATTTCAATTGAATCACAACAACTAAAAGTAACGCCAAGTGATTTTATTATAATTCCAGAAATATTTTCAAATATCATGGAACAAATAAAAGGATTCCCTTGCAAAAAAATTGTGTTTTTACAAACATATAATTATGCTTTGGAGTTATTAGGTATCGGTAAACGTTGGAACTCTGATTATGGGTTTAATGATGTTATAACAACATGTGAAAAACAAGCCATCTACGTTAGCAATCATTTCCCATCAATAAGAACACATATTGTTCCAGTATCAATAGCACCTTACTTTAAACCGAGCGAAAAACCTAAGATTCCAGTGGTTACACTTGTAACTAGAGACCAATCAGAAGCTATTAAAATAGCTAAATCATTCTATTTACAATATCCTGTTTATAAATGGGTTACATTTAGAGAATTAAGAGGATTACCAAAAGAAAAATTTGCTGAAGAATTAGGAAAATCTTGTTTAGCTGTGTGGGTTGATGATGTATCTGGATTTGGTACTTTTCCATTAGAAGCAATTGAGTGTGAAACACCAGTTATTGGTAAAATCCCTAATATGGTTCCAGAATGGATGGAAGAAAAAGATGCTAATGGAAACATCGAAATAAAACATAATGGTATCTGGACCAATACAACATTAAATATTCCAGAATTGATAGCCACTTATATGAAAGCATGGTTAGAAGATGCAATCATAAATGATTTGACTGATGGTATTAAAAACAGCAAAGGTGGTTATACTCCAGAAAAACAAAAATTAAAACTTGAAGAGGTCTATACTGGTATGTTTGAAAACCGTAAAATTGAGTTAAACACTAGTTTAACCACCCTTAACGAAGAATTAAATAACATAGAAATAAAAGCAGTTTAATATGGAACAAATTAAAAACAGCATAAGCGTTATATTACCTGTACATGAAATTACAGAAGAAACTAAACCACTTTTAACAGCAGCTATAGAAAGCGTTAAAAGACAACTTGTAAGGCCAGAAGCTTTAATTATTGTTGTGCCTAAGAATAGCGATGTCTATACTTATATGAAAACTTATGATTACGGTGATTTTAAATCATCTGTGATTATCGCAGAAAACGATGGTGAAACAGACTTCGCATCTCAAATTAATTTTGGTGTAACTACTTGTAAAACCGAATGGTTTTCAATACTAGAATTGGATGACGAATATGCAAATATTTGGTTTAAAAATGTGGAAGAATATATCAAGAAACATAATGACGTAGGTATCTTTCTACCAATAATTATAGACACCAACGCTAATGGTGAATTTATTGGTTTAACCAATGAAGCTGTTTGGGCCCAAAGTTTCTCAGAAGAATTAGGTATTTTAGATAATAACGCATTATTAACATATCAAAATTTTAATATTGATGGTATGGTGATGAAGAAATCGATTTATGATTCATTCGGTGGTTTAAAACCAAGTGTAAAATTAATGTTTATATATGAATTCTTATTGCGTATGACATTTAAATCAGTAAAAACAATGGTCATCCCTAAATTTGCGTATAAACACATGAATTTAAGGCCAGACTCATTATTCTCTAAATACAAACAAGAATTAGACCCAACTGAAAGTAGATGGTGGTTAGCTCAAGCTAAGAAAGAATATTATTTTGCAAAAGATAGAAATATAACATATCAACCAACAACAACATAATGACCGTAAAACCAGGACGAAAAAGAAAAACTGAAATGTATTTTGGTCCAGAGGTAGAAGAAGCTGTTGTAAAGTTTTTAAGTTTAAGATACGTTGAAATTATTGATTTAGAAAAAGATAAGCCAATTACAATCAAACATAATTTAGGTAAAATTATTAATATAAATACCTTCATTATTTTACCAAACCCCACGGCTTATGGTAAGGATGATAAATTCATAAAGCATGATGTAAACGTAAATATTAATTATAGAACCAACAGTAGCTTTAATATCGTTTGTAAAGACAGTATTCAAAATGTAAATGTTGTCGTCACAAATGATATAGAAAGAAATTTAGTTTTTAATAAGTATCTTAACGCACCTTTGAATAAAATGATTGAATCAATTATTCGAAAATATAAACTTTATAGAAAGGGTTTTACATTCGAAGAATTGCATGGTGATACCGTTTCTTTTTTAATGACTCAAGTTCATAAATTTGATATAAAACAAAATAAGAAAGCTTATTCTTATTTTGGGACAATTGTCAAACATTATGTGTTAGGTTTATTAAATAAAGATGGTAAAAGTGTTAAGCAATTAACACCGTATGATGATGTTGCTAAAGATGTTGAAGAAAGGGATGATTTAAAATACACTATTGACGAAGAACATTTTGATTTGGATAGTTTTTTATTTAAATTGGTTAATGGTGTTAAAGAAGAACTTATCACCGAACACAAATCAGTAAAGAAAAAATTAAATGAAAATGAACGTAAAGTTGGTTTAGCCTTGGTTGAATTATTGGAAAACTGGGAGACCGCTTTCGAATCTATGAAAGGTGGTGCCAAATATAATAAAAATTCAGTATTAGAAACCATGCGAAATTATACCAATCTATCAACTAAAGATATAAGATTGGCAATGAAGCGTTACAAAGATTTATACGAAATTCTTAGAAAACATGGGTTGTAAAACTAAATTTTGAATATTTATTATAAATAACAACATTCAAATTATATTTATATGCCCAGAAAACAAAAAACAGACATAAAACTTAACAATAATAATTCGTTAGAGGGATTGATGCAAGAAACCTATAATGATGCTTGTTTACTTATTACATCTGCACAAGCGGAAATCAATCAATTAACGGTTGGTGTTACCCCAGCAGATATCGATGAAATGACTAAAT